GCTAATTACTCCATCTACTACCGTTCCTAACGCTTTTTGCAGTGCTTTTGTAGTTTCACTTCCCCATTTTCCGTCAATTGTGAGATTTGTTTTATTTTTTGTTTGTGTTTGTTGTTTATAGGATGGCGTGCTTGTTTTAACATTCGTTGTTTTACCGCCATTTAAAAGTAATTTTACACTGTTTTTAAAAGCGGTAAACGCCCCCTCATCTTTTACCCACGGCGCCGGACAGTTTTTATGGGTAACGTCATAATGACGTACCACATCATTAATCGGATCCAATTGATATTTTTCGCAAAGATAAGCCACAATTTGAGCTGCTCTTTTAATTGTTTCAGGATGAAATGTTCCATCTTTTTCAATACACAATTCAACCCCAATTGACCGAAAATTGGCATTTGGTTTTAGTTCTTCAACACCGCGATAGGAACCATCGTTTGCATGGTATGCTACTTCATTTAGTGGAATAATTTGATAAGCTTCTGTTTTATCGACGAATATATGTGCAGAAGCATAACGATCTTTTAAGTTTTTAAAATATAAATAATGATTGTATGCACTTGCTCCCGGATTCGCTGTGTAATGCATGACAATTTTTTTAACACTATATAATTTCAAACCTGGTCTAGAGTATTTGTTTACCGGAATGATTTTTTTAATCCATAAAGACATTTTTGGCCATCTCCTTTTAAAAAATAAAAAGACTGCCGTAACGACAGTCTTAATTCAATCCGTTTTTCTCCAAAACTTCTTTTTGTTTTTGTCCCTTTTTGCTAATGTAGTTGTTTTTCCAACCAGCGTAAAGCATTACAAAACCCGAAATAACCGCAACTAAGTCATTGGTTAACTCATCACCAATCGTCTGATAACCCATTAAATTTAAAACGGCGTTGATGACCGCAATCACCAACACCGTAAAACGAGTAATACTTGCTTTATCCATTTATACCACTCCTTACAGGAATTTTGTTTCTCCCTGTCGAATGTTGTAGACCGGAGGGAGGTGAATATTATTGTCTAAATTAGATCCACGACCAGAATACAAAGGTCCATTGTATTCTTGGGAAGACTTAAACCGAATGCTTCAAGCTAGATTCAATCAACCTGGTGAAGCTTGGGCTGTAATTGATTTGCGTCAATTCTCAATTCCGAAAAACGAAATTATAGCCGAAGCTGAAAAACAGGGTTACAAAGTCTTTGAACAGGGAGATTATCACTTAAGATTTGAATAATCTCTATCCCAGTCGCTATTGAGGTATGAGCGACTGGGGATATTTTTTAAACACCTGCTCGAATTTTTGAAACTTCCGCTTCTAGTTCCAAAATTCTTGCTTCTTTTCTATTAAGATCATCTTTTAAGACTATTAATTCAGCATTTAAACTAGTCACCAACGTTTCCAAATTTGCAATTCTTTCTTCTATTTTCATCTTCATTCATCTCCTTTTTCTAAACTATCAATGCGCTTATGCGCTTGTTTTGCGCTTTCTTCAACTCGTGTTACACGTTCTCCCAATGCAATCATCTGTCGTTCATTCGCCTTCAAATCAATTCGAATGTCATCAACCCCTTTTCGGATGTAGCCCAATTCAGCTTTCAATTCAGCGCTCTCTTGTGTGTCTGTTTTGACGTCTTTTGTTTTGTTCAGTTGATATGCTTGGTAGCTAATCACTAATCCCAGTACAGCAACTACAATCCCGATTTCTACTGTCATGCTTGAGCTCCTTTCCAGCAAAAATAAGCAAAACAAAAACCCTACCTATTCGGCAGGGTTTAATTTTTCATTAATTTTTTGTTTTATCAGAGTAGCCAACGCTGTAACCGATTCATTCCCAACGTATTCTTCTGATGACAAAGGTATAAACCCATTCAAATGTACAGTCCTCTCATCATCATGTCCGCTGAAATAAATTTGTACGTTTGATAGCTCCTCATTTTCGTATTGGATGTTAATATTCGTGATTTGGATATTCATTATTCACTCTCTCCTTCTTTATCTAGATTGATAACCTTCGATAATGACCATGATTTGAATCAAACTAGAATTCCGCTGATCTTGTATTGCGGAATCACTCTTCACAAAAAATTCGTTATAGCCCGGATCAACTAGAGAAGTGATTCCACCTCCAATAACTTGTATTCGACTTACCGTGCCCTCAACTTGCGGGTCCCATCGAATTTTACCCCACACGGTACTAGAAATGTCTGTTGCAGAGCCTGACCGAACAACAATACCATAGTTGTCACTAGCAAAAGGCATATCAAAAAATTGATTCGTAATATCGTTGATTTTAAAGAGTTTGATATATCTGGTGTGATAGTATCCGGTAGTAATACCCGGATGACCTGAAATATAAACGGGCATTGAGTAAACGTAAATAGCCGCGTTGGTAACAGTGAAATTGACCGGTATACGGAAACGGATATAAGCCTGCTCATATTGGCCAACCCCTCCATAATCCCACCATCCGCATCTTTGCCAGCCGTTTACATCGCCGCTGGAAACGAATGCGAATGACGAAATCAGCCCGTTTTTAGTAATGATGGGTTGTCCGCCTGACCCTATCAACCCGTCTCTGCTGGCTCGGAAAATTACGGAATTATCGGCTCCTAGCACTTCTAGCGACCCGTTATTTCCCGAACCGCCAAGCGTGGCTGTTCCGCCGCGCAATTTGTCAAATGTCAGGC